GCCGTGATCATTGTGGAACACGGCCTTTCCGTCAGAAAGCACCGGACCGATGCCGCTGGACAGATTGAGCTTGGCAAAGGCCAACGCATTCTCCCAATCCGTCACGCGCACGCCGAACGATCCGAGCATCTGGTCGATCGCGCCCATCTGGTCGTTGATGATCATCTGCCGCGACAGATTGAACTTCACGCCATACGGATAGACACGGAACATCTCCTTGGACTCGGAGAACGTGCCGGCCTTGATCTCTCCGGTTTCGGTCACCGGCTGCAGGGCCGGGAAATCACCTGCACGCACAACATGGGTCGGCCGGAAATCGGTCGCCATATAGGGCGCACAGAACAGACGATAGGTCGGCGTTGCGGCCTGGTAACGCGCCAGGAGGCGACGATTGATCGCGTCAATGAAGATCGCCGGAAAATCCGACGTCGAATGAAACGCGCGCTCGATCACGTCAGTCACCTGCCGGCCGGTGCGAAGCGCGCCGCGATGGCCGATCACCTCGGCCGCCATTTCGGCAAAGCCCATCTCGCCATAGGCCCGCGCGTGTTCAGGGATCTGCACCTGCTGACCAGGGCGCGCCGTCGCCCGCTCCAGCCGGGCGACAATGGCATCGGCCATCCCACGGCGTCGGGTTTCGGTTTCGTCCTGGTTGGCGTTCGCTGGCGTGGCCGGATTGGTCGGCGCCGTGTTGCCACGGGCGACGATGGCATCGAACGCCCGCGTGCGGAACGCTTCGGCTGACGTACCGTCACGCACGGCGGTATCGATGTCGGCCTGGGCGAAGCCGGCGCGGCGACCGAGATCGCCAATCGCAAACACGCGTTCGCGCTCGGCACGGATCGCAGCGTCCGCAGGAGCCGGCGCCGGGTTTTCACTCAAAAAGCGCAGCCAAGGTGCGGCTTCCTGGGCGGGACCAAAGGCACTTGTCAGCGTAGCAAGTGCAGATCGGACCGCGTCCGCATTCGGCGCCTGACCGCGCATGCCGGCAAGATTGTCGGCAAGCTGGGTTGCGCCGGGCGCAGCCGGAGCGCCCGGTAACGCCGGTGCGGACAGCTGCTGTTGTGATCGAGTGGGCTCCGCGGCCGGCGCCGTCGCGCCAGGTTGAGCCTGGGTATTTGCGGGCTGCGCGCCCGCGGCAGCATTGCGACGCATGTCGTCTTGCTCCTGTGTGTGGGCATTGGCCCGGTTAGCCGCATCGGACCGAACGCCCGCATGCGGATCGGCAGGAACAGCAACGAGGGATGCTTCAAGAAGCTCCCAGCGCTGCGCCTGCCAGATTTCAATGTCGTTTTCGACGCCGATCATCGTCCAGGTCAGGACGCGATAGCCGACCGAGATGCCCTTGACCTCGCCACGCGCGATCAGGCCTTCGGCCTTGCGCCCCTGCTCGGTATCGGCGAAACGGATGCGAGCGTAGAGCGCGCCGTTTGCAATCCAGGCCTCGACAACGCTCCCGAAAACCGCGTCGACTGAATCCTGGCGATGCGAGTCCAGGAAGCTGACCTGACCCATCGCAACGCGGGTCAGGTCGATCGCTTCCGGCGCAATGAGCAATTCCTCGGCAATGCCGAACCACTTGCGCCGGGCACCGGTCGACAGCACGGCCACGACGGTGCGCGCGGTCGCGTCATAGGTCGACGGCTGCCATTGCGCGAAGCGCAGACCCACGGTTCCGGGTTCAAAACCGTCCGGGCGCATACGCGGCTGATTGCGTTTCATGGCGCGCTTCATTGATCATCGTCCTCGGTTTGATCGTCCGGACGCGTGGCGTCCGCCGGATCGTCGTCTTCGGATTTTTCAGTGACGGTGCCCTTCGCGGCTCCGGCCAGCGGGCGGCGCGGATCGATATCGAGCGCAAGCTTTTTCTCGTCCGCAGCCTTCCAGAATTCGGCGGTGTCGCTCACAACCTTCCGCCAGTCGCGACCCCATTGCGCGATGAATTCCTGCGGCGACATGCGACCGGCGCGCACCGCGGCGATATCGGCCTCCAAGTCTTTCTTGGGATCGATCGGCTCGTTCGCCGGCGGCACCCAATCGCGCGGATAACCTTCGTAACGCGGCCGCAACGCACCGGACATGATCGCGGCGTTGATGAAAACGTCGGCCTGGCGACGGCAGACGCGCGGAATGACGTGATGCCACTGCACCTGCTCTATAAAACGCCGATGCTCGATCTTGCCGGCGCGGAGCGACGAATAATTCGCGCGACGGAGATCACCGGTCACCTGGTCGTAAGTCAGGCCGGCGCCGACCGCCATCGCCTGCAGCACATGCACCGCAACGGCTTCGAACTGGTTGGACGATGACAGAGACGGAAACTTGATGTCCTGACCGGACTGCAGCTCGTACAGCGTGCCGGGCTCCGGCATCATGCGGCGCTCGCCGGCGGCGTCGCCGCGCACCTGACCCGCGATCGGTGAAGCGGGTCCGGCCGTGCTGGTGACGAAGCCGGCAAAGGAAGCCTCGACCTGGTGCTTGACGATGACGAATTGCAGCAGGTCCTGCAGGTCTTTCGCAGCAAGTAGCAATGGCGCCAGCCAGGACACGCCGCGCACCTGCCCGATGCGAAGCGGACGATAGACATGCTGGACGAACTCGCGATCGACGAACGAGCTGGCCGCGATCGAGATGTTTTCGCCGGGATGTTCCGGAAACAGGAAATAACCCTGCCGGCGATTGTATTCGCCGAGCGCGACGCCAAGACGGGCGCGCCGGCCGTCGATATTGTTGCCCTCGCGCGCCGTATCGATGTGGTCGCCTTCCAGCATCTGCATGCGCACCGGCACGCGCGGCGCGTCCGATCGGCGCCGCAGATAGACGGTGCGATAGAGCGACTCGCCGCGCTCGATCATGGATCGCACAAGCATCGCTTGCTGGCCGTAGGCGTCCAGCTCGCCCTCGACATCGGCGTCCTGGACCCATTCCTCCCACAGGAGCGTAACCTGCCGATCGAGGCGATCGCTTCCGGTATTCCAGCGCGGCGTGATGCCCGCGCCGATGATGTGGCGCACCGATACGTCGACGATCGCATGCGCATGGGGATTGTTGCGCACCTGGGCGCTGGCGCGATCGCGCAAGCGCCCGAGATCGAGACCGACGCCCGTGTTGGCGGAGCCGCCGGTCTTGCCGAAACCGGTGCGGCGCTTACCGATCGCTGCCGCATCATAGGCGCGCAACGCCATGCGCGCGGCGGCCCGCTTGGCACCGTAAACCGGCGCGACCGAAGCGATCGCGCGATCAAGAATGTTCATTGGGGCTCGCTACTCGATCCGGCCAGCGAAGATGGCGCTGCCAGCGGTGCCGCTTGCAGCTCTGACCTCGGCCCGCATGCGATCGAGCAATTGCAGCATTTCGGTCAGCGAATGATATTCGGCCGTGTGATCGTGATAGGTGACACGCTTCACGCCAGTCTTGATCGCGCCTTCAAGCGCGGTCACGTCGGATTGCGACCAAGCCATTAGCGCCGCCCCCACCAATCAGACGCGCGATCGAACCTCGCAGGCGCCGGCGCGGCGCCTTCCGGCGCGGGCTGCGGCTTGATCTCTGCGGCGGCCGCGATCTTCAGCGGGTCCGGCGCGAACAGATCGGTCTCGATCTGCTTTGCAGAAAAACCACGGTGCCGAGCGATCTCGATCCATTCCGCTTCGGTCAATCGCGACAAGCCAAGATATTCCGCGCCAGCCATCGCATAGACGCGGCAGTCCAGAAGATGGTTCGGGCCGTTCTCTTTCCAGATGCGAACGCTGCGGCCCTTGACGACGGATGTCGCGAGGCTTTCCGACGTCACCATCCGGCAATAGCGCTCGTCGATACCCTCATGGAAATGAACGTAACCCGGCGGATCAATCTCCTGCCCGGCGCGGCGTCCGAGCTTGCGCAAATTCGCGTACCAGATCGCCTTCAGCGACCACGTCCCGACCGGCCAGAGCATCGCGCCCTTTGCTATCTTGCGGCCGTCGATGTTGACGTCGACTTGAGACGGTAGGCCGATCGCCGGCGCGGTCCAGCCCGGCACGCCCTTGATCGCGAAAGTGCGCGGCCGCCCACGGGTCCATGCATAAACCTGGTTTGCGCGGCCGCCGTCGCCGGCATCGACCAGGAACGCGTCCGGCTTGCGCGTGCCGCCGAACGCATCCGGCCAGTCACGATCATAGATCGCCGTGAGCTTTGCAAACGCGCCACCGACCGGGTCAGTCGTCTCGCCTTCGAGGAATTCGTGACGCACCGTCCAGGATTCCCCGTTCGGCGCGAAGGCAACAGCCTCGTACCAGATGCCGGAATGCTGGACGTCGGCGCCGATGGTGAAGATCAGGCCCCGCGCCGGAACCACGCCCTCTCGATAATCCTCGCGCCGCTCCAGAAGCCGGACGTGATCGGGCGCATCGCCGCGCACTTCATAGGGCAAGCCGAGCCACAGATTGTAGAAAGTGCGGAGATTGCGCTCGTCGCCCTGCGCGCTCCACCAGGCATCCGCGATCATATCCCAGGTCGTGAGCAGAGAGATCAGCGCATCGACATGAAAGGACGGATAAAGCCCTTCCGCGTTGGTCGCGATGAATTCGCCGGCGCGGACCAGCGACGCCTTTTCGTGATGCTCGATCGGCCGGCCGCAGCATTGCGCGACGTAATGCGCCTTGTACGGCGGCTTGCGCTCGAATTTGAGATTCTTGAATTCGAAAACGATCTTCGTGTCGCATTGCGGGCAACGGACGTGCCAGCGTCGCTGGTCGCCGGCCTTGTAGAGCGTATCGATCCGCGACGATCCGAGCACCTTCGGCGTCGATAGCGCAAAGAGCCGCCAGTCCCGCGTGGCGTGAAACGAGATGAAACGGCCCTTCAGCAAATCCCAGGGATCGCCCTCATCGCCGAAATCATGCGGCCAGCCATCGCATTCATCGGCAATGCCGACCTTCAGCGTGCGCGACCGAAGGTCTTTCGCGGAATTGCCGTTGATCAGCGATAGCGATCCGCCGTCGAAACGCTTGTTTCGCTCATTCGAGCCGGTCGCCGATCGCGACGTCTGCGGCCGCACCTTTTTCTTCAGCACCGGCGTCTGCTCGATAGAAGGAAGCAGCTTGTCGCGGTTGAATTCGGAGATCGCGTCCAGCGATTGCCATACCCAGCCGATGCGGCACGGCGCGCGATCGATATAAGACCCGGCGAGCGCGATGCCGCCTTCCGTCAGTCCGGTTTGCGCGGACTTGCGGCAGACGACCAGGTTGGCCTCGCTGTCCGGCCCCAGGAGATCGATGATCGGCGCAACATAAGGCGTCAACGCCGGGTCCCATTTCGCGCCAGCGCGCGGGCCGTCCGCGATCACGAGATGCTCGGCCGCCCATGCGCTCGGCGCGATCGGCGGCACCGGCTCGAGGACGGCCGCGAAGATGCCTGCAATAAGCGGTAGTGCGCGCGGATGGCGGGCGAGCTGCATCACGCGACCTCTTGATCGAGCGGCGTCACGTCGCCGGCATCGTCATCATCGGCGGATTGCTCCTGGATCAGACGCATGCTTGCCGAGAGGTTGCCGCAGATTTCTATGACCATCGTTTTCAGAAACGCGCGCACGGCGTCGACGCCGCCCCGCGTATAGGCAGTCGCGAGATCATCGGCGCGCGACGGGATCTGCTGTAGGTCCTGCTTGAGCTTGCCGGCGGCAACGGTCATCGAAAACATCACGTCGGCCTTCGGCACCAGGCGTCCGACCTTTTCCTCGTATTGCAGACGCGCGAGGTTGGCTTGATAGAACGCGCCCGCCGTTCGCGCTTGCGTGAGCTTCGCGCCCGCGCCGGTGCCGCGATCGTCGATCGAGCCGCCAGCTCCCCCGGGCGCATCATCGGCGTCGCGCTCTTCCTGATCCGCAGCGGTCACGCGTTCGATCGTCTCGCCCAGCGCCAGGTCCGC